CCGCACTCGAAACAATAACGCCGTTCTCGTCGATGGTCTGTCCTAATACCGTAGCTTTCGTGGTATCGATCAAGGTATCGACTTCGGTTTTAACTGTGCCATCCGTAAACTCTGAAACGGATTCAGCAACACCATCATTGGCGTAGTATTTAACCGGGTCGGCGTTGATTGTAATGTCGGAAGTTGCGGCCTTGCCAAAGACTAGGCCGGTTCCCATGGTTTCGGTTTCGGAACCATCAACATTTGGAGTAACGGTATAAGGCGTTACTTTTGGGTATCTGCATCCTTTAAATGCCATATTTTAAACCTCACTTTCATGATAAATATTGATTGGTAAATGATACTTTTGCGTATCATCTTCATATTGTTGCGGCCCCGTATTGCCAACAGTGAAATGAGCGTCACGCAATCTCTGCTTGATCTGCGGTAATAACTCAGTTAGCGCATTTCTATCAGTCGAAAAAATATCGACAGTATCATACGAACCGGCTATTTGCGGATCATCGTCCGCGAAATATTCGGGTTGATTGAGATAGGTATAATGTTGCAGATAAGTTTTAACTTTACCTTCATACTTGATCTGTGCCAACGGAACCGCAACGCCGTTAAAAATTAAGCCGCTAAGAGCGATATTGACTAAAGGATATGTATCCATCATCCCACCTCTTTGTCATATACCGCTTGTTCTGCAGCTATTGCTTCACTGTTCTTGGATTCTTTTGTTGGGCGTATAAATGGAGCAGCGACTTGGTTTGACGTTCCCCATTCCATTGACATAGCTTTTCGAGCGTTGGGAATCCCTTTTTTGTCGTATCCATCAAAATAGATTGCTTCGCGCCACACCCCTTTTGAATCCATGTGAGCTTTGCCTTTTGTTATAGATTTCTCCAAATCTCCGCTTGATTCATTCTTAATTGAAGAATGTAATCTGCGCTTTAATTCTGGCATCATCACTTCGGCAGCCGCATCCAACATTTTAGCGGGTAGATCCGTTTTTCTTGCGACTTGGTCAAGCTTATCCATTAGGGATTGTGGCAGTGTAACGGTTAAAGCGCCCATTAAGCACCTCCGTTCTGGTCTACACGCTGAACGTGAAGTTCAAGCCATAACTTACTATCGTCAGGGTCAACTGGCTCTGACGTAATCCGGTATGGGTTCTCTGTGTCGTCGTCAAGGATGATTCTCATTTCTGGTTCAATCCCTGTACGGTAATGGATGGTATAAACCACTTCGTTTTCAGACTGTGCCGCGGCCGCTGCGTAAAACAATCGGCCTGTCAATCCTTTTTTAGCTGCTGCAATGTCGTGAACCGTAACCCCATCTCTTAAAAATGAAATCAGCGGCAACCATCCCGCATCTGTTGTACCATCAGAGTCCTTATATTGAATGATAATTCTGTGATTTAACTTTCCTGCTTGCATGGTTACACCTCAATGAATGACAATTCAGCCGCCACCGCGTTAGCCGATGCAGACGAATTTGTGATCGTGAGTGTATAAGTTGTATCCGATTTTAAAATCAGCGGTTCCGGTGATAGGGCTTCTGTGACCGGATTAGTTGAATGCATCATTGCAAATAGTCCGATTGCAGTACCATTTGTTGTTACAGTGGGTGCAAGGGTGACGATTGATTCACTTGTATTTGCACTTTGTCGGTTACGATTAGTTGCCGGGTAAGTAGTACCGCCGCTAACTCCACTTGAACCTTCATAAAGTATAACCGCTAAATCTCCGGTCAACGCTTTGACAAGAATCGGCTTAAAAACTACCATTTTGTTAGCAGGAGTTTTGAACGTAGATTTAATTGTCTGCCCCGCTGTCAAGGCCGTAACCGGAATAGCACCGGTGTATAATACACCATCATTGCACGCCGCTTCTTCAACAGTTTCACATCTACGTGCAGATATTCCGGTTTTTATGTTTACCAGTGCATCCGCTTCATTTATGATATTTCCAGCAGTGTTATACATTGCTCCGCTGGTTGCATTTTTATCGCTTTGCATTTGTTCACCCCCTACAAAATAGAAATCTTGTCCATCGTCAGCAAAGCCTTAACCGAAAACTCAATTTCTTTTGGTACATATTGGCTTGCGGCTTCACGATTGTTGTTCCAGTATTCAATCAGCATGTACATGGCCTGTTTCGCTGTCTCTGGAACCGTAGCAGACGTTAAACCGTAACCGCAAGTAAACTTGATTACCACAGAATCAAGCGGTGCTAACGCGCTTGTAGGCCATATACCGCTGAACACCGGTGATAGTCGGCCTAAAATTCCGCGTGCCGAAACGATGTAATCAGTGTTAGCCATCAGCGTATGAACCACGTTCGCGGAATCCGTGTATTTCACACTGTCAATCGTCTGTAAATTTCCCATTGGGATTTCTATCACATCGGAATTGTGAACATTGTTCATTCGATCATTGAAACTCCATGGAAATTCACATAACGACATTTCCCATGACTGAGTGATATAGGCGCGGTGCTGAAAGTTTTCACAGTATTTACGCGCCGCTTTTATCAGCCCCAAGATAAACGCTGCATCTGACACGCTAGGAGTGTCCAGGCGCATGTAATTATTTGCTTCGTCTGCTGTTATAGGTTCCACGAGTGGCGGCGTTACAAGCGTCAAAAAGTACTCCATTTAATCACCTACTCCGCAACGATTCCGGCCGCTCTTAAAGCTACAAGAATCGCATTAATTTTTGCCTTGTTCGCATTTGCGAGTGTTGCGATTGCTTGAACGTCAGCCTGCACATACGACGCCGTTTGAGTTCCTGCATCGGCAGTAGCAATGCTTGCAACAGCAGTTTGTTTTGTCACCGGAGAAAGAACGGTTCCGGCTGCAATTTTTAGAATTGTCGTTCCGGTTTCTGAATCGTAAAATTCAAGGTTTCCGTCAACCCATCTTGAACCAACATTAGACATAATTTACCTCCCTATTTAAAGATTAAAGGGCGGTTTCCCGCCCCTCACTTATACAATTGCTGTTGGTGTTTGAGAGCTGCCGTATCTTGCACCAGTAAGTACCGCAACAGCAGAAACAAGAGTAGCACCGCCCGGAGCGGACCATCTTAATTGCAAGCATGGGTAATCGTTGGTAAGATGTGAAGCGTCGATTTCGATAGCATAGATGATGTTATCGTTACCAGACACGTCAATTCCTGCAACTGTGGCTACCACCTTCGCGGCCAAAGTGTCCCCTGCGGCGGTTTCCTCTGCATAGTAGTCAAACGTAATCGGGGCATGGTTACTCGGAGTGAAATCGTCGCATTGCTCAACCGTAATGTTGCCCGCGTCAGCGTTCGTGCTGCCAGCGGTTACGATGATAGTCGCGTGTTCATAATCTTTAAGAGAAAAAACATCACTCGTTACTGCCCCCGCAATGGACTGTGGAGACAGGATGTTAACAATGTGGCCCTGTTCTGATACTGTAAAACCTTTCATATTAGCCCCTCCTTATTATCTTGCATCCAGCGTAACAAAGCTGGACAGCGTAGTAGCACCCTTGTATGGTGTGATCGGAACATTGCGTAAAGGCTGACCATCTACACGGTAAGTAACGCGGAATGCCATTTCGTCATATAGGAATCTGACATGCATAGACGATGCTGTTTGTACGCCGCCCTTATCAGCAATCAAGTACTGGCTCAAATCAGCAAGAATAATATCGCCTTTATCTCCAAGCGCAGAACATTGTTCCACTGGGATAACTGGTCTACCGAACAAGGTACCGAAAGGCTGTCCAGATATACCGTTTGCAGGCATATAAACTGGTACTCCAGCAGTACCAACAGAAAGATACATTGAATAAAGTTGAGTTTCGGCTTCTTGATTGATAAGCCAAACCGCATTTGCACGAGAAGAAGCAATCATATGGCTCCACATTTTGAGAATGTTTTCATAGACAATTGTGTCGGCAGGCTGGTTGACTTCTTTTGCAACAGAAACAAGCGAACCGGAATTAAGAATACCTTTCATTTGTCCGGCTCCTGTGCCGCGTAAGATGCCATCTTCAACCAAGAATGAGACTTCTTCGGAAAACGCCTGTGTAAGAATAGAGTCCATTGCAGAAGCGTCCGCGACCAGTTCATCAGTGGCATAGTAAATAGCCATCAGTTTGTTGAGTACCAATTCAATTCTGTTGAATTTAGGTTTAGAATCCGCAACGGTAGTGCCTTCATCTGCCCAATAAGCACGAACACCGCCCCAACGTGAACCAGTCGCACGGCTTGTTTCGTCAATGCCATTCATTGCAATTCTGTTGGAATTTGCGCTTATTGTTACTTGACGGCATTTAGGTGCGAGTATTGCGCTGTCATGCATAAGCTGAATCATATCTGTAGAAAAGTCCTGTTGAACAAGGAAACCACCTTCGGATGGAACGCTCTCATTTGCTCCGGATGAATTTTGGATAGCAAGCAAACGGCTATCGGTTGAAGCACCTTGTTTGGAAGATGTAACAATAGCGCGGAGTTGTTCTCCAAAACTGTTGAATGGGCCTTTGTGATCTTTTGCAGTTGCAAAAATTGGGGAGTTGACAGGGGTAGTGTCTTTAACTTCGTCTCCGTCTTTGTCAAACTCTTTGCCATTGTCCATGGATTCTTGCATAGTCAACTTTGCTTGAATTGCGGAAATTTCGCTCTGCTTTGCTGTAATTTCCTCTGCGGTTGCGCCCTCTTTATTCATTAAAGCGGTGCCCTCTGTTTTTTTAGCCGCAAGGTCAGCAATAAG